GGAAGTAAGGGAAGTAATCAACTCTGTGATGTTTTAAGCCGATTGCTATGCCAAGTATTTTTTGAACGCCAGCAGTTTGCTTCATAAAAGGCACTTCAAATGAAAACGTCAATGTATGTGGGTTATATAATAATTTCATGTTTTGTATTTTTTAAATGTGTCTCCATTTTTTTCTTTTGATTATATCATTAATATGATTCCTGCCTACAATTCCTATTATTTTTGCTATTTTACCTCCGCTTATGCCTTGTGATGATAACTCCCTTATTTTTAAAACTTGCTCGGTTGTTAATTTAGCACTCGAATGTTTCTCTCCTATTTTTTGAACTAATCCTGTTTCTAATGCGTGTGTGTTGTTTTCTAAAGGAGTAACCCACTCTAAATTCTCAAGTCTGTTATCTGTTTTAATACCGTTTTTATGGTTAACATGAGGTTTGTTTAATGGATTTTCTAAAAAAGCAATACAAACAAGCCTGTGAACTTTAATATTTTTAAAACCTCCATTAATTCTTATTCGTGCGCATACGTATCCGCTTTGGTTTATAGAACATTTAAGAATAGAATCTTTTTTAGTTTTGTAAATTCTTTTTAACTTTCCGCAACTACTTATTTTGTAAACACCTTCATACCCGACAACATCTTTCCATATTATTTCTTGATTTTCCATTATAAAAATACCCGTAGAAACACAAAGGCTTAACCGCCCAACCCATTTAGGTTGTAGAGGACAATGTATAACTACGGGATTTTTTAAATTTCATTTTGTAAACGATTAAGCGTTGCAAATATAGGAATTATTTTTTTAATTAGCAAAATTTATTTCCCCCTCTTAAATTCATTCAAACCTTGCGCTACAATAGCACCAAAAGTAACAGCCAACAATACAGCCGCAACAACTCGCGCCCATCCATTAGGCACGTCAAAAATGCTATACAAACGCCAATGGTCGGTTGTTACCTTTTCGGGCAGTCCGATTGTGAAAAATAATAAGATTAAAGCACACGCAAGTAACGAGGCTTTCTTTGATTTGATGTAGTTTAGTGGTTTCATTTGTGTTAGATTTAAGATTTACTTTCTTCTTTTATTAGCCTTTCTTACTTGCGCTCTGTAAGTTTGCTTTGGGTGGTAGTAAGGAATGTAAATAGGATTAGGCTTCTCCATCATTCTTACATGGTCGAAATCAAGTCCGCCTCCTACTTGGCTTACTGATATACCTTGCTTTCTCTCTTGTGTTTTAAGAGTAGCATTTTTATTTGCTCCCGATACTTCATTTTGCATTGGAGTTTCTGCCGCCTTTGCTTGTTGTGGTGCTGCTACCATTGACATGGCTGCCATAAGACCTGCAACTGTTTGTTTGAGTCTGTTGTTTGATATTTTCATTGTTAGTTTTTAAGATTAAAGTACAAATTAATATAATATTTTTCAATTAATTACTATGATAAGCTAATTTAGAATGATTATTGATTAAGGGAGTTGTTAAGGACATCGGAAACGGTTTTGCTGCTCCAAGTTCCACCTTTCTTAGATGGGATATTATTAAAATTCAACTTATCTGCTATTGCTCCTAAAGTATATTTACTCTCTTTTAAGTCCTTAATCATTTTTATCACTGCTTGCTCTTTTTCATTAGGGATAAGTTTGCCATCAATTATTTTTCCATTATTGCCTCTTTCGCCCTCGTTTGTCCAGCCATACGGAGCAGATGAATAAGTGCGCCCATTTTCTTTGCGGAATTTCATGTTTAACCTTGTTCTAAGTGCTGTTGTGTCCTTTTCAAGTTCATCTTTAGCACAAAGAATAGTAAATATAAACTTAGAATTAGGGTTTTCAAGTGTTAGCGGTTCTATTCCATTTTCAATGAAGTAAATAGTAACTCCATCATCAAGCCATTTATAAACGATTTGTAGGGCGTTTATAACATTGCGAAACATTCTATCCCTTTTATAACAAATAACAATGCTGCCGCTTTCTAAATCCTTTAATTTTGAGCCTTGTGGTCTGTCAAACAATTCTGTTCCTCCCGAAACATTTTCATCAATAAGATATTCTACTTCATAGCCATCAATATTTAACCTTGCCCAAAAGTCTTGCAGTTCTTTTATTTGTTGGTCAACGCTGCTTTCTTGCTTGTCTGTGCTGACACGAGCGTAAAGTTTAGCTTTCATGCTTTCTCATTTTTAGCTTTTATTCTTAACTCTTGTTCATTGTTCACTACAAATCGTCTTGCTGCTTGCTCCATAACATAGTTATTGTCATAGCAATATAGCAAGTAACTCGCTGGTACTTCTTTTAAAGTCTTGCCAAAGTGTTTGCCTGTCTTTAGTTTATAGTTTTCTCCGAGCATCTATTCTCCCCAAACTGAATACTCATAAACCTTTTTAATCTTAGAGTGGTAAAAAGAGCCTGCCGAAGCAGACCCTTTCATTTCATCCCAAACCTCTTGACTAACTTCATAAAACATTTTAGGCTGCTCATTGGCTTTAAACACAATGATTAACTCCTTAGTTTCGCTATTGTAGATACCTTTATTAAGATAACTACTGTCAAAGATTTTTTCTTCCATTAGCCTTCCATTATTTCAATGTGAAGCCCTTTGCCCCTTTCCACTTGTTCAATGATTAGCTGCATATTGTTTTTAGCTGCCATCTCTTGAATGTCTTTTAACCTTTGCGCTCCTAAACTTTCGCCTCTTTCAAGGAATAAGATACCTAACCCTTTATTTTCAGCTACTTTCATTAATAATCCTAACTCCATTATCTCGGAGGTTGAAAGGCTTGCCTCTGATACAGGAACGCCCTTATAGATAAGCATATCATCATCAAATTGTAGTCCATCAACTGGCACTGCCATCTCTTTAATAAAACTTGCTATCTCTGCTTTTTGGCTTTCAATGTTGGCGGTGGCTTCTCCATAAGATTCGGCTGCTTGGGCGTGTGCTTCTCTATCTTTAATTAACTGTGCTGCTTGTGCTGCTTTCTTATTGGTTTCGGAGGCTTCATTAATTTGAGTTTGAATGTCGGTAGTGTCGATAGGTGTGTTAGTTTGTAGCCAAATTTTACCCTTTTCAATTTCAGTTAACAAGATTGCTTTCTTTTCTTTTTCGGCTGCAATTTTCTTTTCAAGTTCAGCTATTTCAGCATCACAATTATCAACTTCTGCTTTTTTAGCCGCCATCTTAGTGTTAACTCCCTCGATAGACTTATTCTTTTCGTTAGCCTTATTTAAACTCTCCAACAAAGCGGCTGTGTCAACTTCCTTAAACTTGGTTAACTCCATTTCATTTCTTAATGGATGCGATTCAATAACAGCCTTTAAACGCTTTTCCTCTCTGCCTGTTTCTGTGCGGTCAACCTCCAACGATTTAACTTTGGATTGCAAGGCATCAATCTCTTTGATAATCTCTTGGTCAAGGAATGACTTATAGATTTCTACTTGCTTCTTTTGACCTGCTGTGGTCTTGCTTAAAGAAACAAACTCGTCAATATCAAATCCTATTGCACCTGTTAAAGCCGCTAATGTTCCTTTTCTGCTGTCTTTTAATCCATCGGGGCTTGTTACTTCAACAACTGGCTTGCCATCCTTAAATTTAACTTTAAAGGTGTAATTTCCGCCATCTTTAGAAGCGATAACAACTCCCTCCCCTGTGGCATCGGGAGGAATATTGCTTTGGTCGCCTAATGCAATCTTTAAAAATTGAATTATCGAACTTTTGCCTTGTGCATTGTCGCCCATAATAAATATGTTATGACCTGCTATGTCGGCTTCAAAATCTTTAAGGACTTTGAATTGTTTTATTTTAACTTTTTCTATCTTCATGTTATTGATTATCAGTTAGTTAGAAGGGCAAATCTGAACTTTCATCTTGAATTGTAACTTGCTTTTCTTTCGGAGCATCAACAAAAGACTTGTCTTGGCTATTATTTTCAAACTGCTGCTCTTTGGTAACTTCCTTAGTAGCATAGATAGCCTTGTACTCGTCAGAGGTTTTAATCTTATCCTTGATAAAGTCGGGCAATGATTCAAATTTTTGCACATCCCAATCATCGAATGATAATACAAACAATGGATTAACTGCGGGAGGGCAAACAACACCTTTCATCAATGGAGATACATTGCTGATTTGTTCATAAACCTTACTTGCATCTTTCTTGCTTGCCTTGTGAATGATGTTTAACTGACAAGGCACTCCTAATAATTTAGTGATGTCAAAGTTTTTAGCTTCTTCCTCTGAAAAGGTTTTACCTCTCCATGCTTCAAGGTGCTTTCTTAATGTGGCTTTGTCTGCCATGCTTAAAGTGTACTCATTGGAGATAACTCTTGGTTGTTCTCCGTTTTCTTCTTTAAATACTTTTAACTCTGTGGGTAGTTCCCAACCGATTCTTACTTTAGTTAAAGTCTTTTCTTGTCCTTGAAAATCCTCTTTAACTGTTCCAATTTCAATCATTTGATAGCATCGTGCAATGTAGTTTCCTGCTTCGATTAACTCTCTTGGTGGTCTGTTGTCTTTTGCTGTAATAGCCATTTTTAGTCTGTTTTAGATTAATAATTAATAAATTGAACTGCAAATTTAACTTATAATATCCTTATATACTAATAGTTAGCGTAATTTAGATACATTCTAAATAGCTTATTCAATTTCATCTTCGGGAGGTGTAAAAGTGTGTTGTAAATCCATTTCAATAAAATCCACTATTGGTTGTACTGCCTCCCTTCGGTGTTCTGGCAATTCTAATAAGCTAAACTCTGTGTTTAACGGAGGGCAAACTACGATAATAGATTTATCATCGTAAACTCTTACCTCGTAGCCATTGTCTTTATAAGACTTGTAGCTAATAATTTGTTTTGTTATCATATTTTTATCCTATTAATTGTTTGTATTTTTCTTTTAACTGCTGAATAATTGGTGTTTTAATAATTTCTTTTTCAAGTGCGCTAATTTCTAAACTAATATCATCTATAATTTGTTGTTTTTCTGCAATCTTTTTTAATGCTTCGTTGTTTTCTTCGGTAGGTAAATAATAATACTTTTCATCCCACTCTGAAAGTTGCTCTTTTTTGCCATCTTTTCCCTCGTAAACAAATCTACCATCTTTTCTTATGCCAATAAGTTTTATTTGTGTTGCTCCTCTGTGGTCTTTCTTTTCAATAACAATTGGCTCAAAGGTTATATTGTCCTTTATAAAATCGTCAATATATTTCTTTGCGGCAGCATAAGAAGTTTTAATACATTCTCTATCGTAGCTATCCGAACTTGTGTAGAAGTTTTCCTTATTATTATCAAAGTAAATCTCCCATCCTTTGTAATTTTCAATTAGTATTTTGCTCATATTAAAATTAAAATTAGTATAGTTAGTAAATAAATTGTTATAATCGCTGTGATAATCCACTGGTGTTTAATTTTTATTCTCTTATTCATTTTTTGATACGTTTATGCCGATTCTATCTTTGACCTCTGACTGTACTTCTTTTGACCAAATTAATCCGTTAATCTCTTTCATCTTAGCAACGATATTAAGCATAGCTTCTTGCTCCTCTGTTTCCATTAGGTCTTTAGTAAGTTCATTAAAAGCCTCGATAAGATTATCGCTATGGACACTTGAATTTTTAACTTTATTGTAGGTGTCAACAACATCTTGAAGTCTGAATGACCTGCCTAATTCAAAGTTAACGTAGGCAATAATCTTCTTTACTACGTCTTTGTAGTTTTTGTCAACTGCGGACAAATTAACTACCTTTTTCATAGCGTGGTTAACGGTGGCGTGGTTTCTACCTCCGAAGTATGTTCCTACCATCACTTGGTTATTGGAGGTTAAAGAATAGCATAAAGCCATTGCAATATGTCTTGGCTCTGCGTATATAGGTTCTTTACTTGTTCCCTCTATTGCTTCAAAAGGTACGTTATAGTAGTGCATCACTCCGTTAGCGATAACATTCATAGTGTTTATGTCTAACAGTTGTCTTTGTGGCTTCTTTTCTTTTCTCATATAGGTTTTATTGTTAGTGTTATTCTGCCATCAATTCTTATAAAACTTTGGCATTCCCTTTGTGTTCCCTCAAAGAGTATTTCTTCATCTTCTTCGATGTCCTCCACCGTTACTACGATGTGGGTTGGTTCTTGTTCTAAGGTTTTGTTATGGTTCATAGGTTATTGTTGGTCTAAAAATTCGTTATACTTTCTTTTATTAACTGTTGCCTCTAAATGAGGGCTATCGAAAAAGTTATCTCCATCAAACCAAAAATCAGCTACTCCACAAAATTCACAAGCATCTACAAATTGTTTAAGTTCTTGTATGCTCGAATGAACTAAATCGCATCTTACTGTTGTTTCTTCATCCATGTTTTCTAATTTTTAATAGTTAGGTTTAATAGTTGCGTGTATATGTTGTTTCTTTAATGTGTCGCAAAGTTTCCAGCTTACATTTGCTATCACTACAACTCCATTAGGGTAGATTAGTGAGTAGCTTGTTGGCTTCTTCTTTGGTTGAGGTATATTTCCGCTATGGAAATTACTCCAATTAGTTCCTTTGATAAATGCCATCTATGGGTTTAATTTTATAGGGTTAATAACTATACTTCCAACAACAACCTCTTTTAAATACTCTTTACCGTTTGTTGTTTCAGTTCTTATAAGGGTTAAATCGTTTTCTAATATTCTTGCTGATACATTGCATTTCTCTTTAGCCCACACTACTACTTGTGGTATCTGTGATGCTGGGAAATCTGATAGGTGTTTTGATTGTTCCATTTTTATTCGGGTTTAGTTAGTTTTAGTAATTGTCTTTTCTTAGCGATAAGTTTATCCATTACTAATTCGCTTCTTGATGGGTTTAGTTTCTCCCTTTGGATTAACATTTCCACCTCTTTGAGTTTAAGTTCGTATTTGGTCATATCAATCAATATTAGGTAGTTTGTAAATAGTTTGTGATTTTTGTTCAATATGCGCCATCAAAAGTTGACCGTTGGCGTTTAGTCTTTTATTCATACTTTCAATCAATCTGTCGGCTTGTCTTGCCTTAAAAATGTTGTTGTCGCTTCTTGCTAACTGTGAAAGTCTTTGAAGCCTTGCCAATCGTTCTTGCAAGTAGTGTCTTTTTGCTCTTGGTTTCGGCTCGGCTTCCATTTGTAAGCCGATTCTGAATGTTTGGAGGGTGTTAAGTAGTTTTTTCATAGGGTTAGTCTTTAAATTTATGATAGGTTTCTTTTATTTGTTCAATCCAGTTAATAATTTCCTCCAATCTTGCCTCGTGTAAAAATTTGCACGTTCCTTTCTTTATGACTGTGTTAAATTCTTCGGGCATATTAAGCCATCTATAAGTATAAACATACTTTCTCCCCTCTTTTTCGTAGCCTATAAGGCTGTAAGTATCTCCGTTTGGGGTTACATAGGTTTGATTTAATTTTGCTTCAATTATAGAGGCTTTACTTCTGTACTTTCCTATTTGGTTGTGTTGTATCATCTTAATTTAATTTATTGCTTTGTTGATAGCTTCTTTTAGTGTGTCGTTTAATGACTTTAATAATTCTTGTACGTGCTGGGGCAACATAGCGTTATTGCATTTTTCCGTTATGCTTTCACATAGTATTGCAGCGTTTAAAAGGTTTGGGGCTTGCTCTATTAACTTTGCATTTGCGTTAACTTCTTTACGGTCTTTAAAATTAACGTCTATATGGCATATAAATTCAGTTGCTCCGTTCTTGTTCTCGCATGATATAAAAGGCTTAGTTGTTTCTAAATCTCTTGCCTCCCATTGGTATCTACCTTGTGTGTGTTTTAAGTTTTCCATTTTCTTGTTAGTTTAGTTTGTTAGTGAATAGGTTTAATTATCTGTAAAAAATTGTATATGGCTCGGTTGTGCATTGTATTTTATACCCTTTCTTTTTTGGTAGTTCTTGCAACACATTTTCAATAAAATAGTGGTGGTCGTGTTCCCTTTTTTCAAATATTTTGTCTGCTGTTTCAATATATGGAAAAGGTATATTGTTTATTATTTCTTTTGCCTTGTCTTTTGATATTGCTCTTAACAATATTTTCTTGCATCTGTCATTGCTTCTTTTACCGTTGTATAATTGCGCTTTAATTCCAGATAGATTATAAACTTGTTGTATTCTTTGGCTCTCAAAACAAAAGGCGTTTAAAATATCGCTCAATACTTCTTTTGGATTATAATTTATATTTGCTTCCATCTTCTTGTTAGTTTAGTTTTAGAATTATTAAAATGATTTTATATATTTTGTGTTTGCGTCTCCTATTGTTATTCCGTTTGGTTTGCATATTTCGTACATTGTAGCTTCAATTCCTCCGCAGTTTTCAGTTTCTATTTGTGGGGGATAAAGAAAATACTCTAACTTTTGTATTGCATTTCTTAAATACACAATGTCGCTGCCTATTTCCTTATCTATATTTACTCCTACTTGCACTCCAGTTCCATTGGTATAAATATCTTCTTTAAAGCCTGTTTTATAGCTTGTATTAATTATTCTTATTTCTTCCTTTGAAATGTACTTCTGCGCTGTTTTTAAATTACTTAAAATATCAGCCAATTTTTGTGTTTCTTGTTTAGTTAGTTTCATATTGTTAATTATTAAAATAAATTAAGTTGATTATTACGTTTAACTGTGTTCGGTTTAATTACTTCCTCGAAAAGTTGTTTAGCTGCATCAAATGAATTAAAAACTGCCTTCATTCCGTTCTTGTGGATTGCTTCATAAAAAGTATTTCTATTGGTTATGTCTCCAATATATTCGCCATCATTGAAAATTGATACAGTTTCTGGGTTTATTGTTTGTTGTAGTGTCATTGGTTTATTTTTATCTTAAATTATTAGCACGTTTGCACTCATTATATAGGCTTAAAAATGACTGCCTTCTTGTTAGTCTGCCTTTTTCGTTGTCGCCTTCCTTTGCTGCATCAATGGCTTCCATATTAGTGGTAGTACATTTGTACTCCTTTCCTCTGTAAATTATAGTTACTCTATAATGACCGTAGCCAGAAAATCCGAAAGAAACTATTTTAATTAATTGGTTTAGTGTTTTCATGTTTGTTTTAATTTAAGTTAGTTTAATACTTGGCATCTATTATGATGCAAAAGTACCTATCACTGATTTATTACTTTGCCTACTTTAGAAGGCTTAAATTAAAAGTTTAATACTCTCTTTATCTTTTGGCTTCCTACTTGACAATCCATTTCAATAGTATCAAAATAATGCCTAAAAACTTCATAGCCAATTTTTCTAATTTTGTAGTTTTTTGTTCCAAATTGCATACCTGCGTTTACCGGCATCCTTACATCTTTAAAAATGTTTGTTTTTACTCCTTTTATCGCTTCCATTTGTCTATGTTTTAATTTTGGTTTATACTTATTAATAAAAATCTTTTTGCCTTTCTGTAATGGCTTAATTTAGATAAATCTAACTTTTGCTGGGCTGCAATTATCTTTAAAAAAGGTAATATTGCGCTCATTTTAATCCCTTCGGGGAGTGTGTTTGTTATTGTTGGGTGCATCTTGTATAATTATTGAAACTGTGCATACTCTTTATAATGATATTCTAACTCCCTTGTTAAAAAGGCTGCCAATTCTTTAGGACTAAAATGTTTTAATCGTCTGCGCAACATCTTGTAAAAATCAACACTTCCAACACTTTCGCAATAATGTTTTTTTATTGCTATGTATGAGTTAATCGGGATAAGTTTAAATACTGCTTTCATAATTTTAATTTTATTAAGGTTTATAATATTAATTTTTTTAACAAAGGGAGTTTTATTCTTGCTCCCTTTGTTTGGTTTGGGGTTAATTAGTTTTGTCTATAAATATAGAATGTAATGCCTTCAACTGTTTCTTCATTCTCGTTTCCATCATATCCACTTAAACTGTGTCCTCTTCCATCATATCTCGCGTCTCTTTTCCATTTTTCGTCATCAAAGTAGTTTTTTAAATTACCTTCCAATTCTGGATAAATGCATTCTTCTAAATAATTATCTAAACTTTCCTCCCATTTTTCATCTGCTTCTTCATCTGTTAGCACTAAATAATCATTGTCAAAATCGTTTTCATTATATTCTTCAACTTCGGTTAAATTGTTTGAGCAAAAAATTTCAAAGTTTGCATCAATATTTGCTTCCTCCGTTCCTTCAATATCTGCTTCAAATTGTTCGCGGGCTTCTTCTTCTGTCCCTTCATAAATTAGCACTTCATTTTCAGTATAAAGGACAAAAATATCATCTCCTAAAAATTGTTTTAATGCAATGGCTTTTAATTGTTCTGTGGTTAAATCTTGGTTTGTTTTCATTTTGGTTATGTTTTTAAATTGGTTTATAAATTATATTAATATGGTTTGATTGAAAAATTAAGCGTTAAATATTGGCTTTAAATAGTCGTATAATTCGCTGGAGCCATAAATAGTTTTTCTTATATCTTGCGGCAATTTTCTAACTGTTTGACCTTTTAATTTAAATTCAACAGCGTAGAAGCATTTTTCATTAGTATTTAAAGCCTCAAGCAAAGAAGCACATTGAAAAGCCTCAATTTGTGTTTTAAAACTTGCAACAATAAATTCATTGTTTATTGCATCGACAAAGATTATTTTATTTTTCATGTTAGTTAAGTATTAAAAATAATGATTAATATATAAGTTGATTAATTAGTTTTTAAATCGTTTAGCATTGGTAGCACATATTTACTCCATAACTCGCTATTAAATTGTTTCCAGTAGTTAAAACGAGGGTTAAAAGATTCACCCGCTAAACCTACATTATATTTGCCGCTCCCAATTTGCTTAAAATAGTTCTTATCATCTGAAAATGTGATTAATTCAACTTTATACTGTTGACCGCTTGCTTTAATATCTTTAATCACTTTTAACACTTTCGCTCTCGCTTGTTTAGCTTGATTAAAATTTGCTTTATGTACATAGTCAAAATCAAAATCGCCTTTAATTCCTGTTAATGTACTTGCACAATCTAAACCAACAAAATACAGTTTACTATCATCGCCTTGAACTTTTGCAATATTGGTAATAATTTTGCCGCAATTATCGCAAGTACACCCGTTTTCAATAGATAGGTAATAAGATTCAATTAAGGTGTATTTTTGTGTTATAGATAAGTTTAACTGTTTCATAATTGATAAAGTATTAAATGATTAATAATTGATTAACGAGTGCAAACCAACAAATAATATTTTACATAATTGTTATATGTTGTTGAATATTTTTACCTACTAACGTAATTTATATTGATTCTAAATAAGGAAACACACCATAAAACAACCGCAAAGATAGACTGCATAAAGCGTTCACATAGTTTAATCAAAGGGATTGACTAAAATTTAATCAAAGGAAAAAGTAAGTTGTTTGTAGGTACAAGTAATAAAACGCCCACAAAAAGACCTCAAAAGTATTAAGGTAATGAAGTAATAAAAGGGAGTAAAGAATAACTATTTAATCCTTGTACTAATTGAATTAACAGGCTGCAAACCTTTTTTAATTCTGTTAGCATTGCGCCTATCAAGTTTAAAGGCTTTAATAGATAACCATTTGTTGTATGATTCAAGCAAGTAGTTAGCATCTGGATAAGGTAAAGATAAAGCCTCATAAAGATTACTAATGTAAGTTAATGAAAGGTTTGAAATGTTTTTACCATCAATAAAAGCAGCAAGCCCAAAATAAGTGTATTTAATGCCTTTTCCCTGTACCATTGATAGCAATGTATTAACACTAATGTTTTGTTCAAATAGAGCCACTCTAATAGGGTAATTTAAGCACTTTTGAAAGCAGAAGTTATATTGTCTGTATTTATACATTCAACTTTGAATTACAAAGTACTTTAGAATTGATTTATAGGTATTATTGCTTTCTTTTGTGCATAAAAGCAAAGAAAATTGAATGTTTTTATGTTGTTTTGTTCCGCTTTTGCCCATAAGAATAAGAACTTTTTAAAATTTGCGTCCTTTTGACTTGCTTTTGATGGCTTCACCTGATGTTATAAGCCACGTTTTTTTAAATAGCTTTGTATTGTTTGAGTATTTAGATAATTGCTTTGCTGATATGTTTAATTGACGTGCTAATTCTGCCATTGTAGTAGTGAAAACAGTTGAATAAGTGTTAATGTTTGTCGCTGCGTGTATCATTTTAGTATAGATTTAAGCTACAAAGATACATTTAATACCACATTTTACCAAGAGAATAAGAACTTTTAATGTAGGTCACTAAATAAGCATAAGACTTTTATGTATTTATAACCGAGCGAACAGTTGGTTATAAGAAACAGACTGCCAATGACTGCCAATGCCGAATAAAGCAGCAAAGGAGCGCAAAGGGATTGAATCGAAAATGTAGTTTTGAATCTCAAAGTCAATGACGGTGGGAGTTTCAAGACGGGGGCTTCATATGTGCAACTGGTAGGGTTAGTAAGGTTTTTCATATATATAATAAATTTATTAAAATAGGATTAACTGTGTTTCTTTTGGTGATTCTTTTTGAATCAAGTAAAACTTATGTTCTCTATGGTAGTTATTTCTTTTCATAGCCTTTGACAAATGCTTTGATTTAGTATTAAAATGCTTTACTGCTGCTGATATTGATTCAAAGGTTATTTCCTCCCCTTGTCTGCTTACTGCTTTAATTGGTTTCCTTGATAATATATTTCCATTCTCATTTGGCTGCTTCCTTATGTAGTAAATCTTTTTAACCTTATTTGCTTGCAAGGGCTGTATCGTAGGCTCAATAGTTTTGGTGTACTTTGTTCTAAATGCAAACCCAAGATACGATGTAGGCTTATCTAAATGCTTTTTAATTGTATCTCCCGATATTCCTATTGCCTCTTTACTTCTGCAAAGTTATTATGCTTTTGGTAGAACTCTCCATTGTCTAAATAAACATAAGTAATATTGAATTTTGGCGGCTCTGTGGTTGTATTCTTTTTCGCTGTTTTTAAAGATAATGTAGCTTTTCCACCTAATACAGCATGAAGTCTATTATCATCTGCGGTACACCATTCAAGGTTTTCTACATGGTTGTCATGTCTAATGAAGTTTTTATGATTTACTTGTGGTAAATTATTTGGATTATGGATAAATGCTTGGGCTACAAGCCTGTGAACTAAATGTGTTCTTTTATGTCCAATGCCTACTGATTTATACCCGTTTAGCGATTGCTGTTTCTTTATTCTCTCTGGGTATCTTAAAATGCCAAACTTTGTAATGTATGGTGGTAGTTTTACCCTCCCGAAGTTAGATATAAAACCATTGTGACCGTTTATAGGCAGCCACACCTCTCCTTCAATGTCTGTTAATGATAAGTTTTGATAGTGTTCCATAAAAATATTACCCGCTATCCACAAAGGCTTATCCAACAGTTCTACGGAAGTAGTATTTGGCGATGTGAAGTAGCGGGATTTTGTTTTTAGGTTCATTTGTTTAGTTGAATAAGCGGAACAAATATAGGAACTGTGTTTTTAATATGCAAGTTATTTAGATTAATTCTTAATTAGGAAAGAAATCTTTGTTTATATTATCAATTACACTTTCTGCATCAAGAGGTATTCCGTTTATCATTCTGTCTATTTGCTCGTTTGCTGTCATTTTTTTCATGCTTTCACAAGTGTGTGGCATTGGCTCTTGGTCGATATAGGTGTCAAATCTTTCATGCAGTTTCTTTCTTTCTATTGAGTATGGAAACATTGTTTTAGAAAGTTTAGCGCACTTAAATACTAATACTTTCTTTTCTCCCATCTCTGTGAAAGGACTTTCGTGACCCCATGCTACCTGTTGTTCTGTTTGCTCTAAGAATATACAGTTAAAGCAGGCTTTGTGATTCTTGGGGTTGTTTAAGCACGTTTCTTCATGCCTTGTCATTGCGCCTTTTCTAAAAAGTTTCTTTTTGCAGTAGTCGCACTTGTATAATGTTACATTTTCTGTTATTTTCATTGTGTAAATTTTAAATAAAAGTAATGAATTTTGGGCTAACTTCCAAATTATTCTCCTCCTCCCAATTCGTCACCCACTTTATTCTTGGCATCCATTAATTCCTACCATCTCCATTACATCAAGGAGTTTGTTGTAGTTTTTGACCTCTCCTTTAAAAATTGTTCTGTCATTTTCTGCCCATTCATGGTATATATGTACTACTCCATTTTTCTTTAAGGTTAATACAATATCGCTTCTTTTGTTTATGCTGTATTTATTAGGTAGCATTGTTTTTTCTTCCTCCCACCCTGCTTCTTTAATGTCATCATGGTCAAGGGGTTTTACTCGGAATGTTCCATCGTTAAGGCAGATTTCAAAGTAAGCTAAGTTGTCCTTAGTGGTAAACTCTGTTTTTGTCCATGTGTTATCGTGGTTTTTTCTTTCGTATCTAAAGCCAATGTGGATTTGACTTAGTTTTGGTGTTTGGTATGCTATTTCCATAATTACATATTTTCATCTAACAGTTTCAATACACTCTCCCAATGTTCTCTTGTTTTAGCGTAGAAGTCAAATTCATAGCCGCCTGCACCCTCTCTTAGAAAAAAGAATGTAATTCCATATAAATTTTTGTCGTCACGAAATGCGTATTTCCCCAAATAGTCGATTTGGTTGAACTCTATCATCACGAATCCATCTACATAGATTTTTACTCTACCGTTCTCGGTGTCGAATCTGTACTTGTGTTGTTTTTGCTTTGGCATTGTTTCTAATAATTTTTAAGGTTTCTTAATTCACTCTCTGTTAATAAATGTCCAAGTTTAGCCACATTGATAATATGGTAAAGGTTAATATTGTAAGCAGTGCATACAAAATCCACATCATGTATTTGTGGTTCGGGAGGTAGGGAGGCGATGGCGGCTTCTACTTTGTCGGCTGATTGTCTTGATTTGTTCATTTTGGTTTGGTTTTATGGTTAAGTTAATTAGTCAGTACAATATCCTGCTTGGCATCCGCTTCCTGTGCCAAAGTTAAACTCTTGTTGCAGTCCAATAGTTTTTATTTGAGCGTATGAGGCTTCTTTTTTCCATTGGGCTTTCTTCTCTTGGTCTGAAAACCACTGCATCTTATCTGTTTCTAAATCCCAATTCTTACGTAGTTGTTGTAATGGCTTCCAAAAGCAACCTACACAGTTAGAATCTAATGGGAATGTTAAGTTTGTTGAATCAGCCCATTGTCTTACTTGTAAGTGAGTAGTTTTATCTTCAATCAATGGAAAATACCCTTCTCTCCATTCTATTTCTCCCCACTTATTCCTTTTATCATTTTTAGACCTGCCTATTATTCCTTTAAAAGTGGTTGAGAATTTGTCAGCCCTTTCCTTTTCGTCATATCTGAATCCTATTCCCATTTTTACCTTTTCATTGATATTTTTAAACCACCAATCCCATATAGGTCGCATCTTTAATTCAGTAGTACAAAATCTCCACTCCATATTAGGCATAGCACTTTTCTTTTTCATCATCTTTTCAAAAGACAATCCATGTACCCAAATAATTTCCTTGCCTATTAACTGTTCTAAGTCAAGTACTGCTTTTAGTGTTAAATCGCTCTCCGCAGTTGCAATAAAATCTTCTCCTATCTTATCAGAAACAATTTGTATAAGGCTCTTATCCTTTGGAGCGCATTTAACATCATCTATTTTCACCAGTGCAAATAGGTTATAGTCAGCAGGGTAATGCTTTGCTAAGTACGAACTTGTCTTTCCTCCGCTTAAACTATTTATTGTTATCATATTTTTAGTGTTTTGAGAATAAAGGCTTACCTTTTCCATCCAAAAAAGGGTAATGCCTTAAACATCTTCTTACCCTGTCTTTCATTTCCTTTTGTGTCTTAGGTCGCTTCTTGGGGTCTAAAAGGTCATAAAGGAAGTCTTGGGTGTACTTTAAAGAGTTGTATTGTTCGTGTTTTAGGCTCATGGCTAATCTTTAGGTTTAATATTGGCTATTAGGGCTATAATAACTATTAACAGTATGAATAATTTATATCCCATGACTTTTTTTTTACAAAACTACTGCCTAAATATTTATTGTGCAATAGGTAAAGTTAATTTAGAATAAGTCTAAATAAAGCCCCATATTTCTATGAGGCTTTTTTACTGCAAGGAGAACTAACCAAGAAAAACCTCACACTTTTTTATTTATTCCACATCCAATCAGTTAACCTTTTCAATATAGCATTTGCATCGTCTTTGTGCTTAAACTGTATTCCAAAGCATTTGCCAGCAAAATAAACTAATACCTCAAACAGTTCCTCTGAATTAAGATATACCAAGTCAAACGATTCTATTCTTTCTTTATTGATATTGTACTTGGTGTAGTATCTTTTTTCCTCCCAAACATCTGTTTCAAGGTTTAAGGTTTCATTTTCAGACCACGCAAAGTACTCTAAGTAGTTATCATGCAGCGTAATATTAATGTCGCTGCCTTTGTTCATCTTAAAGTTAGCGGTGTCTATTTGAGGTATCTTAATTTTTTCCATCACAGTTGTTTTATCACATCCTTAAACCTATCAGTGTGCCTCCAGCCTTGTTCTTTCTTTAGGTACATATCGAATAGCTTTAGGAATAGTCCTTTAATATCTTCCTCTTGCTGCTCTGTTTCGGCTATTAGCTTTAAGATTTTAGCGCACTCGGCTTTTTGTTGGTAAAATTCTTCTAAAGTCATTAGTCATCCTCCTCGTCTTGAAAATCATTAATGTTTGGGTTGTTATCCCAATTTTCTATTGAGCCATCTTCGTTTATTGTCATAATAATGTAATCTCCATAAGATTCTCCATCTAAATCAAGAATATCGGGAACATAACCTTCTTTTGTTAAAACACAATCTTCTTTTTCATCAAGCAAGTCATAAGTTCCATCATCGCAAATTTTATAGTGTACAATAGCGGTTTTTCCTTTCTCCCAATTAGTGATTACTCCTTTGTCAATGTCAATTTTAGGACACCAATAGTCGCCATCTCTACAAGGGATTAACTTACCTTCTTCATCATCAATGCCATTTACTGATGTATCTTCCCAATATCTAACACCTGCCCTTACTAATAATGTTTTAATTTCTACTTCGATTGGTTTTTTGATTGTTGCTTTCATTTGGTTTTAGTTTTGATTTATTAATGTTTGTGCTATTTCTTCTAATATTGCTTTGCATTGTAGCGGTTTCTCTAAGTCTAAGGTCTTATCTCCAAGCAGTTCGTATGCTTGTGGATTCTGCTCATAGAGGTCGAGGTAAATCATTCCTGCAAGGTGTTCTTTGTTTCCTTGACTTTCTCGGATTAGGTAATGATGATAGGCTGTCATATCTTGTTTTTAAGTTTGTAAATCAGCTCCTCTTGTTCTGCCTTTTTCTGTTGCAGGTGTTCTTTCCAGTCTTTTATTGACTTCTTTGACCTTACATATTCATCAAAGGATTCTATGGCGTATTGAATTTGATAGAGGTCAGACCTTGCATCAATTACTTCTCGGTTGCTCATTATATTTTAGTGTTTGAAGCCATTTCTAAATACAGTTTTTCATAAATAGGCATTTCACATTTCTTAAAATAATACCTATCATCTTCCGAATAAACAATTTCTGGTAAATACTTTTCTAATGGTTTTGCATTTTCATTAGTTGTTAATACGCCCCAATTGCCATCTTCATCTTTTTTCCAATTAACAGCAAGTCCAAACCAAACTACTGAACCATCTCTTTTTACAACTCTTTCTATATTGTATTCATCATTGGGATTCCATTTTACATTTGGCTCGCCTATTGGACTGTCTAATACAAACCATTCTGATTTACTTACTGTTTTCATTTTATCTCAATTTTTATTTGTGGATTTTCTACTGCCATCTTAATCTTCTCAAACAACTCACTTGTAATCGCTTCTTGCTCAATCATTGCCTCCAGCTTCCATAGTCCTGCTTTTCTTGTGGCTGCAATCGTTCTTAATAAGTGCCTCTCTAACCTACTTGGTGTTCTTAACTCTCTAAAGAACTCTATAAGTTCGGTGGTGGTGAACTCAATCTTCGTCACCTTTCCGCTCCATTAAACCTCTTTTCTTTACTTCCTCAATTATGTTATAATACCACATAGCCTCAACTTCATTGTAGCCCATCTCTTTGATTCCTGCGATAATATCTAATTTGCTAAACATTGGGTTTATTCTACGATTTACTGATGTGCAAAACAACTCTTTTCTTACTTGTCTATAAGGAAACATCAATTCATTCCACTCTTTAGGTTTATTCATACATTTTCTAATTTTTTAATCTCATGTTGTAAATACCAAGCGGCTTTCTTTAAGTCCTCTAACTTATTACCTTTTTTGTCGCTTCTTAATACATATTTTGCGACATTTCCCAACTCAAATCCTAAGTTATAGTGATTTATAATCTTAATTACCTCCATAGGATTATCCCCTCCGTAGTGTGCAGGGTGGTTAACCATGTCTTTGGTTTCTTGTGTTTCTAATGCCTTATTCTTTTCCATACCATGTTTTTTTAGTAAAAACTTTAACTCCGCTAATGCTAACTCGTCAATTTGGTTATTTTCCATAATTAACTTTAATATCTGCTGTTACATTAATATTCTCGTACTCTATCTTATCTTCAATAGTTGGAACGATTTGAGCCGATTCGATACGATTCTTAAACCATTCAGTTATCGCTTGAACTGACTTTGCTCCTTTGTGTTCTAAATGCCATAAGGCAAATTCATTCTCTATTTGTTTCCAGTCTATTACCATAACTTTTTATATTTACGTTTGTGTATTCCATAAGCCAACTCACAACCACCTTTATAAGATAGCAAGCGAGGACTAAATATCATTTCTATTAATACTGCTATTAAAAGGATAAGGTATATCATGGTGCAAAAATAGTGGTTATAGTTTTAGTTTGCAAGTTAGTTTTGTTATTTAGAATGATTCTAAAAAAGGTCATCGTGCTCCTGTGGTACAAAGCCTCCATTGTTTACTATTATATTAGGGCGGTCAAAATCATTGTTTGGTTTAATGGTTGGCTCAAGTGGGATTGTAATTTGCTCTGTATTTTTAATCAACCAATTAGTATCATCGTAAGTGTTTGCATAATATCTGCCATTTTTGCCATTCCAATTTAACTCCGCTTGCCCTACTGAACCCCAATGCTTAAACTTAACCTTTTGAAAGTAAACAAATGTAGTGTTGGTGTCAAAATCTCTGTAAACAGTTATTCCATTGTGAGTTTTGTTATACCAATTTGCCGAGCCATTGATTGAGTAAAGGTTTGGAACTTCAAACTTGCCAGTTGCCTTGTCCTTTTGAATTTTAGTTGGATGCGCCACCACAAATCCCATTACATTGTTGGTTTCTGTAAACATTGTTATCTTATCCAACTCCTTAGAAATGTAGCGAGATTCATTATCGTAGTTATGCTCTAACTTATTCCAAGCATCAATAATAAATCCATTAACTCCCTTTTTTCTTATCAGCGATTTAACCGATGCAAGGATATTATCAAGTGTAAAGTTCTTTTCGGGCTTAATAAAGAAAAAATGTGTATCAAAAAAGTCCTTTGCCAACCTCAACTCCATTTCATTCATCTTATCTTTACCGCTAAAAGGTTTACCGATTAACTTTTCTGCTATCTTACTAAAATGTAGTTGTAAAGGGTAGTTTTCTGGAGAGTATAAGGCAAATTTCCAATCATGTAGTGTTGCCAACTTACAAAGCATAAAGTCTAAGAACTCTGACTTTCCATGAGAGGGGATTCCCGTAATTGTTGTTAAGTACCCCAAGTGATATTCAAGTCTTTCATCTAACTGCGGCACATTTAAGGTTGCTCCCTTTGGTAATCCATTGTAGTAAAAGTCGTCTATTTCAGCATCAATATCTTTGGCAGTAAACACACCCTCCAATGGATATTCTTCTCTATTCTTTATACATTCCGCTATATCTATTGCTCCATACTTAACCATGCAGTCATTAGCATCTTTGCAGTCTTTAAAAGTTACTTTGCTGCACATTTCAAATCCGAAACGCCTCGCTAATTCATCTCTAAGGTTATTGCCAGCCTTATCATTATCGAGTGCAAGGATTATTTTTGTGTCCTCCTTAAACAAATCAATACAGTTGTCGAGGTAAACAAGGTTATTTCTGTTAAGGTTTGCTCCATTGGGAACGCTGATAACATTTTTAAAGCCACACTCCCAAAGTGTCAAGGCGTCTATTTCACCCTCGACTATTATAACTTCATCAAAGTCTTTAAGGCAGTCAATATTGTAAAATATCAATTCAGCATCCTTAAAAAGTTTAAAGTTCTTTTTTGCATCTCGATACTTAGTATTGACAATTTCGCCATCTCTAAAATAGTTAAACTGAATTGTATTTTCCTCTTTTTGAGTTTGAGGCATCCATTCAAGTCCTTCTGTAACTTTTAATTCTAATATCGTTTTTTGGCTAATATGCCTATCTCTAAACCACTTTACTACCTTGTCTGATAGTTGGGTATCATTTTTAAAAATAGGTGTCTTATATGGCTTTATTTCACGTTTCACAAATTCTTCGTTTTTTTTGATTAGTATTGCATCGCAATGGGAACACTTGCCCGACTGCTTTTCTGTGTTAAAACTGAAACATTTTAAGTGCCTCTTTTTTCTATCGTCTGAACACACTGGGCAGCGCATAACATTTTCTCCACTGTGGTGAATGTCAATGTCGTACTCAATTTTGGTGTCTTTGTCAAAAACTATCATTAGTAAACCATTTTCTTAGGTGTTGCTATCTTAATCCAATCGTAAACTGTTGAAAGGTTTATGCTGTAATACTTGCCATACATACCCTTTGAGCCATTTTTAATAATTTCTTTTAGCTTTTCTTGCGCTAAAGTTGGATAATCTGAATTGATTTCAGTAGCCCAATAAGCCAATATTTCATCGCTGTATTTAAAATTTTGGTCTGCAAGTACACAAACTTTTAGCGATTTTGAAATAAATGCAATTCTATTGATTTGCTCCAACTGCGAAGTTGACGAGGTCTGTAAGGTTGTTTGTGTCATGTTTTTTTGTTGTTATCTGTGAATAAATTTCGTTGAATTTTGAGTTAATAATTGGAATTGTGTAGTTGTCTAAAATCCACTTATCCTTGATATTTGTGAGGATTATTTGGAATCCGCTTAATAATTTTTCTTTAAACTCCGCAGATTCATTTTCAATTTCGGGGAACTTTTCTCGCACTTTTGCTTTCACTTTGTCGAGCAGCGCCATAAGCGCAACTGCATCTTTTGGTGTCCAATAAAATTCACTACCTGTTTTAGATTGATAGCAGTTTAAAAAAAACTGTTTTCCCTCTGAACGAATTTGCTTGTCAAATTCAGAAACAACTTTTTTTTGTTTTTTAGGAATAATATCTATTTCTTTTTTACTACCACTTCCACTATCACTATCACTATCATTCTTACTATCACTATCACTATCGGCTTTTTTGGGTTCGGTTGGGTTATTTTGGGTTTCTAATAAACCCACTGGGTTATTTTGGGTTTCTTTGGGTTCAGTTGGGTTCTTTGGTCTACCTCCCTTAGAACCGTTGATTTTATTGCGTTCTACCACACTTTCATATTTTTCTTCATCTCTTTTGAACTGATTTTCAAATTGTACGAAAGCGATGTTAATTCCAAAATCTAATTCTTGTGGAACTCCATTTTGGTAATTTCTTATTGCCTTAAATAATTTTCCAGCTTGTTCATCTGTTAAAATATCGAGAACATTTAAACTGTCGTTGTGTAAAATAAATGACTTTCTCATACTAATCAATGTTTTTAGTTATGTACTTAGTTATGTACTTAATTAATTTTTCATCTGTCATAACCAACGATAGAAAACCAACTAATTTATGTGGCAATCCTTTTTTTGCCAATAATTGCAGGTTTGATAAAAAGTATTCTATCTCTATACTTCTTTGTCCATCGGCTCTCATTAACTTAACAAAAGTTTCGCCTGCCGCTTTTAATTTATCTTCCTCTTTTTGATGGCATTCATAGCAATAAGTAATAAGTAGTTCATTTGGAGTATCCCACGGGTTTTTCCCTTTATATGCTATGTGATGCACTTGGAGTGACTTTTCATCAGAGAAACATTCCATACATCGGAATTGGTCGCGTTGAAATATCTCTAATCTTTTCTTTTGCCAGCGTGGGTCTTTTAGCTTTTCAGCGTAGGTTTTATTTTCCATGTATAAATACCTTGTAAGGGGTGCTGTCGGCTAAAACATATATGCAAGTGTGCGGAAGCACAAAAGATACATCACCCCTTACAAGGATTTATTGAATGTTATTATTTAATGATTTCATTAATGCTTATATTTTTTAGCCGCCACAAATCTAAAAACAATATTTGGAATAAAAAAATAAATCTTTATTATTTTTACTCAATCTAAATTGCGAATGCGCATTCATAATTATTATTTTGTTAACAATTAATAACTTACATTTGCAGAAACAAATAATAATATTATGTCTAAACAAGCACAGATTGATTATTATAAATATGATTCCGAAGTGGCTGCATTGCTACGACAAGGATTTACCTACGCCCAGATAGTATCTAAGATATTAAAGACAAAGGCAAAGAGGAATGAAGATACAACAGTATTAGGGTTTAGGCGATTTATAGCGAGGCATCACAAGAGGATATTAGACGAACATGAGGGGATAGCAAAAGCCTGTGACGATATAGATATACCATTAAATTCAGCAAGGCACTTATGGCTTGAAGTTAAAGACGAAAATGGTAAAAAACGAGGAAATGTATTTGCAAGCAATCCCGATTACAGAAAGCCCGAGCCAAAAGAAGAAGTAGATTTTAAGGTCGCACTACTAAAAGACATTCAAGAGTATGTGCCTAAGTTCCCAAAGATAAAGAGAGAATTTCAAGAAGATGGACATTTATTAGTAATAGATATTGCCGACCTTCACATTAATAAATACGCGACATCAGAATTAACTGGCGCAGAATACAATAGTAAGTTAGCGGTTGAAAGAGCAGTATTAGGCACAAAGGGATTACTGCAAAAATCAAGCGGATTCCATATTGATAAAATAATCTTTGTAATAGGAAACGATGTGCTAAACACTGACAACTTAACCCATTCAACAACAAAGCAAACACCGCAAGATACAGATGTAAGTTGGTATGAAGCCTTTATGATAGCTAAGAAGTGCTATGTAGAGTGTATTGAACTGTGTTTATCAGTTGCAGATGTAGATGTAATCCATTGCCCATCAAATCACGACTTTATGAGTGGCTGTTTTTTGGCAGAAGTTGTTAGCACCTATTTTAAAGACTGCAAAAATATCACATTTGACATAAGCCCATCATATAGAAAGTGTTATCGGTATTTTAACAATATGATTAATTTAGAGCATGGAGATAAGGGTAAGGCAATGGATTTACCGCTAATTTATGCTCAATCAAACCCTAAGATGTGGTATGAAACCAAGTTTAGATATGGCTATCTGCACCACGTACACCACCAAGATAAAAAACAGTTTCAATCAAGTAAAGATTATGTAGGAGTAAATATTACTTATCTTCGCAGTCCAAGTTCAGCCGATATATGGCACGCTGACAATGGATTCTTAAATATGGTAGCAGTAGAGGGCTTTATACACTCAAAGGAACATGGAAGAATAAGCCATTTAACACATTATTTCTGACCATTAAATCATTCACTAACCACAAAACCACAAGATAATGACCGATAAATAATACTAAAACCATATCAAATGTTAGATAAATTAGTTGAGGTAATATTAAGTTTTGTAGAACTGTTTAAGTTTTGGGATGTACTTCAAGTATGGGAGCAAGGCATAAAGGTAAGATTAGGCAAATACCCAAAGCCAGTACAAATATTAGAGGCAGGCTTCCATTGGAAACTACCTTTTAACATAGACGAAATCCACACAGTATCTATTGCAAGGCAAGCCATTGAATTAGGCTCACAGACTATAACTACTAAAGATGAAAAATGTATAGTGCTTGAAGCGGTGTTAACGTATGAGGTAAAAGATGTAGAAAGAGCCTTGTTTAAGGTAGGAGATGAAATAAGCGCAGTCAAAGAAAGAATACAAAGCATAATCAGATATGAAATTGTAAAAACAGATTTCAGCGAGATAAACAACGAGGCACTTGAAGAAAGCATCAATGAGAAAAGCAAAAAAGAGGGCAACAAGTGGGGCATCAAAGTAATCAGCGTATCTATAAAATCATTAGGTAAAATAACAAGCATAAGACTAATAAATCAATGAAAAAACTATTAGCACTATTTCTATTAATCATTCTTAGTTGTGAGGCGCAACCGACTAAGAAAAAGTACAAACTTGTGTATATTGAGTGGGAGGATATTATAAGCACCGATTCGGGCTGGCACACATACGAAGAGGCAGTAGAGTGGACTAAAACTGAAAATAGCATAGTAACCCAAGTAGGCTATGTAATAGTTGACAATAGTAAGTACTTAGTAATTACAGAAAGCTACTTCCAAAACAGCACAATCGGCACAGTAATAAGAATACCGAAGTCGGTAATAAGAAAGTATAAGGAATTATAATTTAGAATGACTATAAATAAGGTATCGCAAATCGCGATATGCGAAAAAGTAATTATATTTGCAGAAACTAAAAAACTACCTATGAAAAATTGGAAAGACGACCCCGAAAATTATCAAAGAATGAGTGAGCCACACGCTAATAGAGATGCAGCGAATGAAGCACTTGCTAACTTTTATAAAGAAGTTGAAGAAGCAAGAAAAAAGCACAAAATAGCTGATATTCTAATTGTAATAAAAGACAGTTGTGTTTATGAAGATGGAGAAGTGGGAACATTTTTACAGCATTCACAATATGGGAATAAGTTAAACGGGATTTCAATGGCTGCTTATGTTTATGGTGCTGAAACAATGGAGCATAATGAAACAATAAACAAACTATTGAAGGGTAAATAACCTCTTATGCGCACCTACAAATTTGAATTAGACGTTATAGCTACTGATATTTTAGTACAAGCATCAGAAGGAGCGTGTAAGCCTAATTACAGTAATACGGACTTTATGAATACATTGATAATCTTCCAAACAGCACTAATGGACAAGATGCACGACAACCAAGACTTTGATAATATGCCAATGGCAGAGAGAATGAAGATGGCTAAAAGTTGTGGGGAGGAATTAAGGAAAATAGTATTTACTTATACAGGACTGGATACACATAAGGCAGAAAAATTTTTATAATGACTTGTCTAAAAATAGAATATAATTGCGACAAAAAAAGGTATTGCACCTAACGTGATGCAGCTAACCGAAGGCAGGGATTTTAACCACAAAACCACAATGGAAGCACAAAACTACATAACACCACCAAACTATCTTAGAAGCAGTAAACCCCTGCTTTTGGTTAGGTGCTGTTATGTGTCTGTTTTCTTTTTCATTTTTTGTGCGTTGGGTTTTTCTCTGTGTTCTCAAAATTTAAAATAATGAAGACAGTAAATAGTATATCGGGAGGGAAAACAAGTGCTTACATAGCGGTTCATTATCCAGCGGATTATGAGGTTTTCAGTTTGGTTTGTATTGATGACAAAGAATGCACACCAAAGGATAAAGCAATAGTTGATTATGCAAATAGAAAACTTGAAAAGCTAATACCTAAATATGGTGAGTTTATTGCAACTGCCGAAGATGATGCCACATTGAAAGCAATGATGGATTTGGAGCAGTATTTAGGCAGGGAAATAATTTGGGTAAGAGGTAAAAGTTTTGATGATGTAATTGATACAGGAACTCAAACACGCTTACCAAGTTGGGCAAGAAGATATTGCACAGAACAAATGAAACTACAACCAATATTTGATTGGTGGTTTAATGAGATTGGCGAAAAATGCAATATGCGAATAGGATTTAGGTTTGATGAATTTGATAGAATGGAAAGGTTTTTTAACAATTCAGACCCTACAAATTTTAGAATACCTGTTAGTTGCTCAACTCGTGGGCAAAGGCAGCAAAAGCACGAAACATTTAATTGGCGTTTTTGCTCGTTTCCGTTAGTAAAAAATGCAGTCACAAAACAAATGGTTGAAGATTACTGGAGGCTAAACGGATATGTAGGAGGAACACTATTTGAGGAACGCAGACAAATTGAATTTCCTATTATTTCAAATTGTGTTGGATGCTTTCATAAAAAACCTGATACGCTTTGTATAATGGCAGCCTTGCACCCAAAAAAAATGAATTGGTTTGCAATGCAAGAAGATAAAGAAATGGGGACGTGGTTAGATAGCAAGATAAAATATGAAACACTTATTGCACACTCTGAAAATAATTGGATACCTGAAATGTTAAAAGAAAGTGGGGCAGCATGTGATTCGGGAGGTTGTCATGATTAACGTAAACTCTCTGTGTTCTCCTTGTGCGGTGGGAGAAAAAATGAAAAAGAAAATTGCACATAACGGCTGGGTATTGCCGTTCGTTGTGTTCATAAATTAGGAGTGTTTACGATTCGTGAACAGATGAAAATAATGAACAGCCACAATGACGGCAATACCATGTTATGTGCAGTTTATACCCGATGGGGTATGATATATCGTTCACTAACCACAATTATACCCGATAAGGTATGAAAAGTCATTCAGATAAATTGCATATAACGTTTTGCGTATATACGAGGTACGCCTTAACGAAATTTCAAATTATAAACAAATGCTTGTAGGCGTATCTTGTATATACGCTGTTAGCAACAGTTACTTATTATGAAAAGAGAATATAAAGTTAGATTTTTTCAAGACAACACTTATGAAGTTATTGAGGTTATAACCATATACGGAGAAAGAACAAGTGCGTATGACAGTGAACCAGATACAGTGGAAGAGAATAAAGTATATCAAGGTGGATTGTCAGATTGTGAAGCATATATTAGGTTGCACGAAGGTGGTTATATGTAATTGTTGCTAACGATTTGCAGCTACCAGAAGGGCGGGATTTTAACCACAAAATAAACTTAGAAAGATGAATGATAATTTAACC